ATATGCTCCTGCATTTGCATAATTTGCTGTCTTATTTTGATTAATTCTGCGAGCTATTGTAATTGATCCACCTTTAGCATCGTCAATAGGGGGAATGTTACCATAAAAAGTTCCCTTATTGTTAGGAGTTTTAGCAAAGCTTTCGCGATGAAGGGCAATGATGGGGAATATCAAAGTACCATCAGAATCTCTTAAATTTTTATGATTTTTTATCTGCCAAGAACGTTCTCCAGACACCCATGTGATAGGGACTGGCTTCCATCCCTTGTTGGTGGTGCAAGAAATTTTTAAAATATCTTTCAGCCAATTATGTATGGCAAAGTCAATTGTTTCTAAGGTCGATGGTTCGAAAGGTAAAATTTGAGACATATCGTCATCAGGTATACCTTTGCGATCCACGGAGCCTGTTAAAATACTATTTGCCATTATTATTTCCCATCAAAAAGACCCTGACGAGCTTTGAAGCATTTCGCTGTTATTTCTAACATGTGTTCATCTTGTCCAAATAACTGTTTTGGTTCTGACAAAATGGCAATTTCATAATATTCTTCCCCATATAAGATGAAATCTCCTTCTCTCACATATAAGTCTTGGTCCTCGGTTAATCTACGTTTGTGAAAATGGCACGTCAGACTGTAAGCTCTATCTAAACCATACTTTGTAACAGTTGTGGGATTGCCTTCCCAGTCAATCAAAACATAAACACGAATGGGAGGAAGAAAGTTCTTTTCAATTGCTTCTCCATAGAGAGGGTGGAAGTTGGTATGGACACTACTAATGGGATAATAAAGGATATCTTGACCAATTACTCGCTCAATCAATTCATCATTAACTTGTTTAACCAGATCTCTTTCTTTTTTTCCCAAAAACAATGGGGGTGGTGGACTATCTGGCCTGTTCCATTTGTTGTCACCCATTTATTTACCCTCTATAAATTCCCATAGGAACATTAACCTGGATTCGATTTGAGTTTTCTGTTAATTCCGCATCTGAGTTCATAAGAGCTTCGTATGTCAACGTATCCAACAACTCAACTAACTCGGTTTTTAGGGCACTCGTCTCGGCTTCAGCTTGAGTTGCAAGCTCTGAAGAATTTAAAGTTACTGATTCGCCTGGAATTGGGATTGCGCCGAATTTGCCTCTAATTTGGGCGAGCATTCCTTTGGTTAATGCCAGCGCATATTTTCTAATCCATTGTTTTCCCATGCTATTAATATTTTCGTAAGGAATGTTCGCAAATGGAAGGGTATTATAGTTGTTAATTCCATCGGTTCCATCTTTTCTAGTAGTATCTTCAGCCCAAGGATCTGTGGGAACAGTAAAGTCAAACCACATTTTAGTTGGTGTCATACCGCCCGGTGAAGATGGTGGGGGATAAATTCTTATACGATTATCAAAGATTTCATAAGCGTAATGAGATGCTCTGGTATACAAATTTGTCTCAAACGCCATCGCTTGAAGTTTGTTTTGCCAAGCTGGGATGACTTCAAACGTGGATTCGTCAGAATATTGCCCGTAAGTATACAAATTACCTACAACGTTTAAACCGCCATAGTACCCATAAAATCTCCACATTGTTCCTGGGGATTGATAGTAGACACGACGGATTGCAATACGCTTATTGTTAATACTCCCTGTGAAAGCGGTTCCAAAGGTTGAAGAACCATCAACAGACGCATCTTGCACAATTTTTTGTAAATCATAATCTTGCACATTGGCTTCTAAATTAATGGAGGCTGAATAAATGCGGGCATCGTCGCCAAAACCGGCTTCGCCTGCTAACCCTTCTGCAACTCGTCGTGAATATTCAAAGTTAAATTTAGGAAATTTAAGGGACAAGTGCGTTCCGCTTAGGCTGGAAGAAAGTTCTCCTGCTTGAAGTGCGCCTTCATGATCAAATGTACCCGTCGTTGCGCCCAAGAAATCTGACAACACATTTTTGGCTTGATGATTATTAATAATCGTACAATATTCAAGGGTGGCCATTTCATAAGAAGTATAAACATTATTCTCGGTGAGTTCAATATCTAAAACGTCACCACCCAACATTTTATAGGTTAAAGCAACTTGTGCAACAGCCCCAGAAGTCCATTGGCTAGAACTTAATGGGCCGGTTAAATACACTCCGTAGGGAACACTGGTTTCGGTTACTAAGTTATAGGATCCTGTGGACTTTAAAACATAGGGACTTGTTTTTTGAACTGGTGTTAATACTGGTGGTGCTGTTGCCATTATTTTGTTCTCCTATTGATTAAATAGTTGAAAAGTGCTTTAAACGGAAAAAGAAAACCCCGACTCTCAAAAAGAAAGCCGGGGTTAACTATGACTATGAAAATAAATCTAATAAATTAGACAAGATCTTCAACAATTACCAATCCATACATGTCAGGACGAACCATCTTCTTGCCATATCGAGTCATTACACCCTTTCGTGGTGTAAAATCGTCTGGACTAAAGATAGTCGGCGTGACTTGTAGAGGCACATAAGGTGCATAGACATATCCACTTTCGAGGAAGCTATTACCCTTACGACCAACAAGGATCAAGTTACGTGGGAAGTATGGGTCAACATAAATGTCCCATTTCTTGCTAATTTGACCAACCTTAACAGCACCTGCGGTGCCACGGTTTTCATCAGCAGTTGTGTCAGCTCGGAATCCCGAAGTAAACTCAAGTACATTTGCAACTTCTGGGCTTGTTACCAAGAAGTTTGCTCCTCCACGTAGAGTCTTGCGGTGAATCTGTGCGGACACATCATTAACTGTTTCAAGAAGCGTCTCATACCATTCAGACACTGTTCCAGTAAAGTCTGGATATAATGTTTGGTTATTAGAAGCACCACCATCAGCACCAGTGCGATTAACAAACTTACCAGGCTTGCGTGACCAGTAATATGTTCCAGCTGTTGAGCCTTTAATAAGATCTTCGAGAATCTCTTGATCAATTTCAAGAGCAATTTGCTCAGAAAGAATACCAGTCAATTCAACCTCTGCATCCAAGTTGTGGTATGCATTAATGTCTTGTTGTAATTCAGGTGTCCATTTAGCCTTGAGCTTTTTGGTATCGGCGGTGATAGCAACACTATCAACTTTGATATCAATTTCTGGAATTGCTGCTGAGTTTTCAAGTCCCCAATATGGCGAACCAATAACCGACCCAACGTCTGCTCCGCCGTTAATAAATGAATCATCCATAGCGAATTCAACGGTGGTATTAACAGCGTTGCCTGCATTTGCCAAATTATTCGTCCCAGCGATATCTGCAAATACAACATAGAGTCCCGGATTGCTTCGATTATCATCGCTGCTGATAAATCCGCCATTAGTCCCAGAAAGCGTAGTAAGCCATCGAGTCTGAACACCTGTGGTGCCTGAAATAGCAGGGACGGTGCGTACTGCCACCAAATCATTAAGATTAAGTGTAGAACCACCGGTTCCTCGCTTGAGATCAGTTGATGCTGTAAGAATACGATAGACCGCAGCGGTAGTTGTTCCCGAAGTAAAATCAGGATCATACCGTAGTAAGCGTGCAAAGTCGTCAGATGTACTGAGTGCGGCCCCGCCGCCAACAAAACTTACATAGCCTGCTGCTGGCTTTCCATAAGTACCGGAAGCAACCAGGTGCAAGGTAACAGTTGCAGAACCAGTTGGGCTTGCATAACCATTGTTAAGGTTGTAGAAACTCGATTGCGAACCACTGATTGATGCAAGATTTACACCACCAGTAATTTGACGACCGACAACTCCACCACCATATAGTGAGTCACCTACTTTATTTGCACCAACGCGAGCGTCTGCATATGTAAAGTCTAGAAAGAAAATAAGACCAGACGGCAAGCTCATAGGCTGAACCGATACTAGCTCGTTTGCAATTAGACCACCGAACACGCGGCGGACGATTGGAAATGCAACAGCTGCAAAACCTTCGACATCACCACCTGCCATTGTTGAAGCTTCTCGAAGAAGCTCTTTTGCTTGGTTCTCAAGAAGACAAGCCATCGTTTGACGACTTTGATCTTTCTCGATCCCCTCTAAAAGACCAGTCTTTTCCCACTTGTTGAGAAGTGCTTGGCCCTCTTTTTGGACATCACGTTTCATGATACCCTCAGTTAGTTTTTCAATAATACTCATTGTATTAATTCTCCTTAAATAATTCCAGCAAGTCGTTTCATACGCTCTGTAGCGGAGTCAGAGACTTGCGAATCTTTTTTGTTTGATTTTAAAATAAGCCGACTATTTTTGCTTACAGCTTCACTTAAATTCTGTGGTGCAGATTGCGCCTTAGAGGAAAGTGAGTCTTGTAAAGTTTCAAAAATAACCTTAGCTTCGTTATTTGATTTCGCGTTTGAAACCGCTTCGACAAGTTTTGTTTTTTGTCGCTCATTCAAGGAGGAGGATTCCAGAATACGATTCTGATATACCAACTTTGCGTTGGCTGTGTTTAATTCTGTCAGCTTATCACTGACTTGACGGGCAATACTCTTAAGCTCATTTTGCTCTTTTACAAGTCTATTCTTATCAGACTTGAGAGATTTTACTTGCTCTTCTAAATTTGCGATCTTTTTTACAGCGTTATTAAAAGCTTCGTTTTCTTCTTTTTTAACGGTGTCTTCTTCGGCAGCAGCCGCGATGTTGATTGCGTCTACTTGTTCAATGGTCGTAGGATGTGTTGTTCCTGCCATGCCG